CGAGGAAACCGATGAGGACGGGGCTACAACCCTACGCAATGCCGCTGGGGTGCATATCAAGTGGGGCATACCTATCTGGACCACACAGCCCACCTATGACGCTGACGGGACAGTTCTCACCGCAGGGGTACAGGACACCCGCTTTCACGCTGACATGCGCGTTGTATCACCCGCAACCGAAACCATTGACGAGGACAGCGGATTGCCCAAGGTCCAGTACATCCTCGACATTTGGTTGGGCTACGGTACAGAGGGTAAACCTAATAAGGATGAGGAGAGCTTTGAGTTTTTTGGTGTCGAGTGGATTAGCCCTGATACTGTCTCAAGCCCTGCTCATATGTTCCTGTAGAGGAATCCTTATCACTGACTAAATTAACGCTACAAAACAAAGATTCAAGGGAACCTACAATGGTTGATAAGAACCTCACAGAAGGCAAAGCTAAGTCAATCCTTGGGGTTTCTGGCTCTAATGTACACAATGGTCAAATCCGTGCTGATGAGTTCCTTCCTGAGCTTCGTGGTAAGAAAGCCATTAAGACCTATCAGGAGATGCGCGATAATGATGCTACCATTGGTGCTGTACTTTACGCTGTAGAGCAAATCCTACGGGATGTAGACCTTAAGGTTAAGCCTGCTGACGATAGTGACCAAGCTAAAGTAGAAGCTGACTTCATTGAGTCTGTACTTGAGGATATGGAGCACACTCTTGATGACCATATCTCAGAGGCTCTTAGCTTCTTAGGTTTCGGGTTTAGTTTCTTTGAGGTAGTTTATAAGCGTAGGTCTTCACAGTCCACCTTGAACCCTAAGAAGAAGACTAAGTTCCCTGATGGTCGTATTGGTGTCCGCAAGTTAGCCTCTCGTGCTCCTTGGACTGTCTCTAGGTTTGAGGTGGATCAAAAGACTGGTGACATCTTGGGTATGTACCAAGACACAGGTATGGCCTTCTCTGATGGTGCTCACTTCATCCCTACTACCAAAGCACTCTACTACCGTACCACAGTAATCAACAATGATCCTTCGGGTCGTAGTATTCTCCGTAATGCCTACACAAGCTGGAAGTACCTTAACAACCTACAGGCTATTGAAGCTATCGCAGTAGAACGTGAACTTGCAGGTATTCCTGTAGCTCGTGTCCCTGCTGAGTATCTCTCTGCTGATGCTAGTGTAGATCAAAAGAACTTCTTAGGTAATATCCAACAAATCCTCCGTGACGTAAAGTTCAACGACCAAGGCTACATTGTACTGCCTTCGGATAACTACCCAGATAAAGAAGGTGCTCCTAGCGGTCAACGTCTTGTAGATATTGAACTGATGAGTTCCTCAGGTACTCGTAATATCGACATTGACCCCATTGTACGGAGATACCAACATGACATTGCCCGAAGTGTTCTATCTGAGTTCCTTATGCTGGGGGGTGGTAGCACAGGCTCCTATGCCCTTTCTAAATCCAAGACTGACTTGTTCCTACGCGCTCTCGAGTCTTACATACAGACAATCGTAGATGTACTCAATAAGCAAATGGTGGAGAAGCTCTGGGACTTGAACGGTCTTGACCCTAAGCTAATGCCTAAGATCATTGCTGGTGACGTTGCTCCACATGACCTCAAAGAGTTGGGTAGCTATCTCCGTAACCTCAATGGTGCAGATATTAACCTAGCTTCCCAACCTGATATTGTAGATGCACTCTTGGCTAACGCTGAGTTGCCTACTTTGGATAGGGAGCTTTATGAGGCTGACCTAGAGGCTGAACGCAGGATTGCCAATGCTAAGGCTAATCCCCCTGAACCTACACAACAGGTAGAAGGTAAGGTGGTCGAATGACTACTTGGGATAGAAAGAACTATGAAGTCCCCGATGCTAGATTAGTCCAAGCGGAGAGAGAGATTTACCGTACTTTCGGTGATATGGTGTCTATAGATGCCAAAGGAAAGTCACTAACTAAGTTTGGTAAGTCTGGTGAATTAGGCACAAGTCGTGAGACTGTTTGGTCGCTAGGTGGTATGGAGACATACGTTAGCACTAACACCATCGACACAATCTCTTCTACCTCTACCCTTGATGACCAAGAGATTTACCTTGAGTGTCACACAGTAACTGGCACTGGTGAAGACCAACAGTTTAGCTTTATGACGCAAGTTATAAGCCTAAACGGTCAGAATAAAGTAACCCTCCCTACCCCTGTAGCTCGTATCTCTCGCGTCTTTAACAACAATGGTAGTGAACTTGCTGGTGCAGTCTACGTCTATGAGGATACTACTGTTGTGAATGGTGTGCCTTCTGACTTAACTAAGGTTCATGCTCACATTCCCTTAGGCTTCCAACAGTCCTTCAAGGCAGCTACAACCTTCAGTAACGAAGACTACTATATTCTCACTGGGGGGTTTGGTTCTGTTACCTACAAACAGGCAGGCGCTGTAAACTTCTACCTTGAAATACGAGAAGCTGGTAAAATCTTTAGGGAAGTTGCTGCACTATCAGCTAACTCTGCTGGTGGGGCTTGGCAGATTGACCTAGACCCAGCCGTTGTCATCCCTAAGAACGCTGACATAAGGATTACTTGCCAGACTGCCACCCAAGGCTCCGAGGTCTACGCTAGCTTCCAAGGTTACATCGCAAAGGTAGTAACATGACTACAACAGATATTGCAATTCAAAAAGCTCGTTATTCTACTGATATTTTCACTACAGAAGGTGAAGCTAAGGCTCGTAGCATGGACATGGGTTTTGATGGTGTAGTTCACGTATCTACTTACGATGGACAGGCCGTATATATGCCCGCTGAGAGCCATGAGGCTTATTTGGCATACTACCTACCCGAAGGTGCTGAGGAAGGCTCTAGTGAGGCTCCTGTGGACCGCATGGAAGTTATGGAGTATGCACTTCAAGCTGTAGTCGAAAGTATAATGGAGTTCGTAGTGAGCAAGAAAGACACTGGGTCAATCAAGATACTTAAGATTGATGAAGAACAACGCATCATCTACGGATGGGCTTCTGTCACTACCTACAAAGGTGAGCTTGTAGTTGACCTACAGGGTGACGTAATCAAAACAGAAACGCTACACAAAGCCTTTAACGAGTTTATGAAGGGTGTAAGGGTCGGTAAGATCAATCACTCAGGTGAACAGGTAGGTCAGATTGTCCACTCGTTCCCCATGAGCAAAGACATTTGTGAAGCCCTAGAAATCCAGTCTGACAAGGAGGGTGTTATTTCAGGTTTCCATGTAACTGACGACGACCTCTGGGAAAAAGTCAAGTCTGGTGAATACGCGGAATTTAGCATTGGGGGCCGCGCCCAGAAACAGGAGTTCTGATGCCTACTGAACTTATTAACCTAGAGCTAGACGAATTGAGTTTAGTTCCTAAGGGAGCTAACCAGATGGCTAAAGCTCCTATCTACAAAGCTCTCAATGGAGATACCATGACAGAAGAAACAGAAAAGATGGCCCCTGAGATGGATGCCAAGATTAAAGAATACATGAAAGCCAAAGGTTGTGATCGAGCAACTGCTGAAGCTGCCATGGCAAAGTCTTTGGACGAAGTAACCAAGCTGAAAGCTGAGAATGAGCGCCTGCGTAAAGGTCTCTTGGATGAAGGCTACACCATCAAGGCTGACACTATCGAAAAGGCTGCACCTATTGAGTACGTAGAGTACAGTGGTGAGAAGATTAACAAAGCTGACATTCCAGCACCTATCCTGAAAGCCCTTGAGTTGGCCGAAGTTGAAAAGGCTGATGCGGAACTCACTAAGAAAGCTGAAGCTACCCTGCCTCACTTTGACATTGCTGTAGCTAAAGGGCTTATGTCTGCTGTAGCTAAAATGGATGAGATGGACATTCTTATGGAAGCTCTTATGGCTGCTGATAAAGCCTTTGAGGATAAGATGCAAGAACTTGGTAAGTCTGCCACTGATGGTGAATTTACCTCCCCTAAAGAAAAGCTAGACCACATGGTTAAGTCTTATGCTGATGAGCACAAGGTAGATACCTACAAAGCCTACGCTGAAGTTGCTAAGACCGTTGAGGGTAAAGCACTTATTAACAAATCCTACAAAGAAGACAAGGAATAATAACCATGGCGACCATGCTTTCGCGTGACACACGCACTTTTGTAGCTGGTAGTGACCTCACTGCTGCACAATTCAAATTCGTTTCTCTTGCCGCTGATGGTCAAGTTGACGTAACCGCTTCCGCTGGTGGTAATGCCATCGGTATCCTCTCCAACAACCCTGATGTCGGTCAAGCTGCTACA